CTGGTAAAATGATGGGAACCAAAAGTTATGCTAAAGCTGGTAAAATGATGGGAACCAAAAGTTATGCTAAAGCTGGTAAAATGATGGGAACCAAAAGTTATGCTAAAGCTGGTAAAATGATGAGAACCAAAAGTTATGCTAAAGCTGGTAAAATGATAAAAGCAAAAGACTCAGCTTTTATTGCTAGAAGAAAAGCATTATCTGGTGCAAAAGCTGACAATGGTGGCTTTTCTACCAAATTAATTAAGAGAGATAATACAGCTATGACAAAAAAGGCTTTACGTTCTGGTCTTAAAACCAAATATGAAAAACAAGTCTCAGATTATAAAGACTTAGTAAAAGGTTTTAATGAATTAGCAGGTAAATTACCCGTAGCAACCAGCCGAAAAGCTTTGGTTAAAAAAGGTATTCAAAAAATTATCAAAAGCGTTATAGGCAATAAAAATTAACTTGCAATATATCCCATAATTCTTATTATAGGACATGGCATACTTAACATCCAATATCCCATACTTCAAAGTATGGGTTCGTAAAGAGTTCACACATAATCATATAGATTATCACGGAGAGTTTATACACGGGCTCGCTATAGCTGTAACGGCTATACCTGATAGATCTTTGTCTTTTCAGGTTGTTTTTACAGGTTGTGAAGATGAAGACAATAGATTAACAGAAGCCAACGTGCATGGTGGAGCTATGTGGGCAAGAATGCCAATACAATCCCTTGTTGCTGATGAGATTATGGATGGTTTTCCTCCTAGACTACCTAACCACTTTGTTCAGCCTTGGGATTGTTCTTCAAGACATTTTGGTATAATTAAATATGATAGAACCAGCTCGAGCCCTTGGATTGTAAAAATAGATGGTGAGTTTTACAATGCGCAATATTATTTCACGATTGATTATACTAATGGTGATGAGTTAACATCGTTAGGTGATGATCCAGCTCAACATAAACAATCACACATTTTACGATTAACAAGTGGTGAATTTAAAGGACAGATAGTGGCTCAACCAAATAATAGAATAAGAACTACAAATCCTGCTTTGTGGGTTACAGGGAAAGGTGCCCCAGATTTTAGACCATCTCAATACGTTTTTTCATCTGAAGATGACGAATCATATCTTGACCCTGAGTATACATTTAACAACTTGTACGCTCCAGATGAAGATAATAAAAAAAAATAAATCATTTACCATAACTGACTTTAGTATTGTAGATAAATACAAGTACACAGAGTATTCTAGAAATGATGAAGATACAGGAAGAACTTATAATGTAGGTCAAGAAAAGATACCCTCTGTAACGACTATTTTGTCAAAGACACAAAGTCAAGAAAAGATGGAATCCTTAGACAGATGGAGAGAAAAAGTAGGATACCAAGAAGCTGCACGGATCACGAATCAAGCAGCCAGCAGGGGTACAGAAATGCATTACGTTTTAGAACAGTATTGTAGAGGCAAAGGTTATCTTAACTTATCAGAAAAAGGATCATTACCTAGAATGATGGCTCATACAGTTGTGGATAATTTAGAGAAACTATCAGAAGTATGGGGTAGTGAAGTAAACTTGCAATATAGTGACTATTGCCCTTCATTATATCCTAATCCAAAAAAAATAGCTTGGGCAGGGTGTACTGATCTAGTTGGTTTATACGACGATCAACCTACTATTATTGATTTTAAACAAGCAAACAAACCAAAGCGAGAGGAATGGATTGAAGATTATTACTATCAAATAGCAGCATATGCAATAGCTCATAAACATAATCACGGACCAATCACTCAAGGTCTTATTTGTGTATGCACTAAAGATTTAGTATATCAAGAATTTAAAATGTCAGAAGATATGATACTAGAGTATGAGCACAAATGGTTTGAAAGAACATATAAATATTATAAAAAAGTCAACACGTCTTCACCCAAAGTTTGAGCGCTAATTTTTATTTTATTGTTAAGTGCTTTTATTATAAACTCATCAATAGTGCCTTGAGCAATAATATCTATATAAGTTACTTTACTTGTCTGGCCTATTCTATGAGCTCTATCTTCTGATTGTTGTCTCACCTCAAGATCATAACTATTGCTAAAATATATGACTGTGTGCGCTTTAGTTAAATTTAAACCATAGCCACCTGTTACGGGATTACCAACAAAAAATCTTGTCTTCTCATTTTCTTGAAATTGTTTTACTGCCTCTTGTCTTTGCTCAACACTAACAGCCCCATAAATAGCTACAGTAGATTCTTTGCCAAACTTTTTTTCTAATTTGTCAATAATAGTTTCCAAACTATGTATGTAGTTAGCCCATATAATCATTTTACCTTCATTCTCATCAATTATGTTAAGTAGTTCATCAAGTTTTGGGTTATCAATATTTTTCTTTATACCTTCATCAGATACAAAATAACCACAACACACTTGGTGTAATTTTAATATTTCAGTTAGTTTATTTGCATAAGATGCCTCTTCATTTTCAAGAAGTGCTCTAGCATATTTTTTTAAATCACTATATACCTCTAGTTGTTGACCTTTGAGCTGAACAAATCTTTTCACATAAACTTTCTCTGGCAGGTCCAGGCATTCATCTTTTCTTACCCTATATGAAAAATTTTTAAGTTTTGCCTCTAGGTCTTCTAAATTTGTATAATACATAGGAAGAGGGACTTGTCTACTACCCCCTACTGTTATATTTCTCATAACACAATATTTTGCTCTAAAGACATAGAAGTTTGAATATCCTAAAAGGTTAGGATCTAAAAATTCACATTGACTAAATAAATCAAGTGGTGATTTTGTTACAGGTGAGCCAGTCAATATTCTTTTGTAATTTATAATTCTACAAATCGTTGTAAGGTTTTTTGTTCTTTTTGCTGTTCTATTTTTGATAGTAGTAGACTCATCAACAATGACCATCATTTCTTTATAATTTTTTATTATTATTTTTTCTATTATTTTATAAGCTTTGGTTGTAGAAAAAGCCTCAACATTCATAAGATAAAAATTTAACTTAGAATCATTCCAATCAAAAATTTTATTTTTTTTATGTATTTTTACATCGTGTTCTACTGGGCAGTGTATATCTATTTCGTTAGCCCAGTTTCTATAAACAGAATTGGGTGCAATAACTAAAACTGCTGTGATTTTATTCTGTGTATATAAGTATGATGCATTATCTATTGCAACTTTGGTTTTACCAGTACCCATCTCCATAAAGTATGCAAAATCTTTTTTTTCTGCACCTTTGATGAGCGCTTGTCTTTGATGTTCGTAGGGTTTTGTTTTATATTCGTAAGCCATACCATTCTCCTTTTACATTCTTATATATAGACATACAAAAAAATGTTTGACAAGTCAAATAAAAACGATTACAACATAATACGGAAAGGAGGTCTTATGGATCTAGAAAAAGAAGCGATGAAGATTGAAGTGGATACAGAAGCTACATCTGATATCGCAACAACTTGCAATAGATTATTAGAACTTCGTGAACAGATAAAAGAGCAAAAAGAAAAACTTAAAAGCTTAGAAGAACAAGAAAGAAGAGTATCTGAACATGAAGTTCCTGATCTTATGCGAAAAGCTGGTGTGTCTGGTATTAAGTTGCCAGATGGATCATCGGTCGAAGTTAAAGTAAACTATGCAGCTAAGATACCTGTGTCAAAGAAAGATGAAGCGTATCAATGGTTGAGAGACAATAATTTTGACCACATTATAAAAAACGATGTTGTAGTTTCATTTGGAAGATATAAAGATAATGAAGCTGTATCATTGTTAGAAGACTTAAAAGGTAAGGGACATAATGTTATTGCCAAAACTAAAATAGAGCCACAAACTTTAAAATCTTTTGTTAAGGAAGAGATAAATAAGGGAAACAATGTGCCTATGGAACTTTTTGGTGTTTATGTTCATAATGAAACAAAAATAAAATAAAGGAGTAAACATGCAACAAGTGCAAAAAACTAAGAAGAATGAAGTAACAAATCCTATGAGTTCAATGGAGGAGTATGCTGGTCAAGGTAATGAAAACATAACAGCGTCTGATGTTAAGTTACCAATTTTAAAAGTAGTTGGAACGATGAGTGATTTTATAAAACCTCAAAGTCCATCATATAATGAAAAACTTAAAGTAGGTGATATATATAATTCTGTTTCAGGATCTATATATGCAGGGGGTAAAGGTGTTTTAGCTGTGCCTTGTTATTACATCAACACTTACAATGAGTGGGAGGAACGTGGACAAGGACAAGGTAGACCTTATGCTATACACACGGACTCTTCTATTATGAAAAACACCGAAAGAGGTCAAGATAATAAAGATTGGGTCAGAGGTGTTAATAAACCAAGAAGATATGTTGAAGACACAGGAAATCATTTTTGTTATTTACTTGATGACAATATGAAACCATTAGAACAGGTTTTGATAACTATGAAATCCACACAAAAAAAGAAGTCTAGGCTTTGGAATTCTATGATGCAAACTAGAAGGATGAAAAGAAAAGACGGAACTTTTTTTCAACCACCTGCTTTCGGAACAATCTATAGGCTTAAAACTATACCAGAATCAAATACCAAAGGCTCTTGGCACGGATGGTCTATAGATTTTGTAGACTTCATTCAAGAACAAGATACCTTTGATGTGTGTGCAGAGTTTTATAAACAAGCAAAAGATTCTGACATATTTTCTAAAGTAGATCACGAAGAGGAAAAAAGTGTTAACCCTAGTGAACCTGTAGCAAGAGAAAAGAAACAGTCTGAAGACGTTCCTTTCTAATGCACGAAGAACTTTTCGCACTATTTAGTGGCGATACCTCTCAATACATTAAGTCCTCTCTTACAGGAGAGGACGATGAGAGAGGAAAGAAGTCAGCTAAATATATCACGATGCACGAACCAGTGACCAGCGATTTATGGGAGCAACACTTACAGGGCACCTTGCGTTTAGGCCTAAGACCAGAAGTAGATGGTAAATGTAAGTGGGCTTGTATTGACGTAGATCCTGCTAACTACAAAGACTACTCAGAAAAAAAATATGTAGAAATTATTAGAAAGTACAAACTACCTTTTGTGCCTGTCAAATCAAAGTCTGGTGGGTTACACATATTTGTTTTTTTTAATGATTTTGTGTCAAGTAAAAAGGTTGTAGAAAAACTCGCAGAGATTAATCAAGAATATTTTTTAGCGCAAGAAATTTTTCCTTGTAACAAAGCTTTAAATATGCCTTACCATAATGTTAATGCATCTATGGAATTTGCTTTTGATGATAACAACACACCAGTTATGGCAGGTAAATTTATTGAGTTAGCTAAAGATAAAATGATAGAAGGTGAGGTTTTTTTAAATTTTAAATTAGAAGAATATGAAGCAGAATCACAATGGAATAAATACCCACCTTGCGTACAAAAACTTATACAAGAGGGTTGGTCTGGCAATAATAGAAATAACTTTTTATTTAATGTATTAGTTTTAGAGATGAAAAAAAATGCAGCCCTTACTGTGCAAAATTTAGAAGATATAGCACAAGATAGAAATAGACAAATATTTGTTACACCTTTACCTCAAAATGAAGTGTCATCATTAGCAAGGTCAGTTATGAAGGGTGGTTATACATTTCAATGTCCCCCTAAACATCCTGAGTATCAATCAATATGCAATAAGGATTTATGTAAATCAAGAGCTTTAGGTATTGGAGATGCTGTACCCGATATTATAGAAAACTTTAATAACATAAAATATATACAAGATACTAAAAATATATGGTATCAATTTAAATACAAAGACCAGGATATTACAATGACTCCAGAAGATATGAAAGATGAGAAGTCATTTAGGGTAAAATTATTAAAACATCGTGTCTACTGGCTTACACTTCCAAAACCAAGAAAAGGACCGAGTCCATTTGAATTGTTAATGAAAGGTATAGTAGAGAAAGCAGAAGAAAGTAAAGAGCATACTTATGAGGATACATTAGAAGAAGAGAGATATACAGTTTTAAAAGATTTTTTTGAGTCACACATAGAGCAAGATAAGTATGATAAATTAAAAGACGGATATGTAGTATTAGATTCTAAGTCAAATTTATGTCATTTTAAAAAATTAACATTAGATCGTTTTTTAAAGAAAAAAGCAAATGGAGTCTTTAATACTACAGCTGATGCATTGCGTATGCTAAACTGTAAAAGAAAAGATTATCACGAAGGTGAAAAAAATGTTTGGTATGTAGAGATGCCAGACTTTGTAAATCATCAAGCAATAAAGAAAAAAGTAAACGATAAACAAATGAGTGAGATGGATGAACGATACCACACAGACAAATTTAGAACTCCTGAAGCACAAGAGGATTTTTAAAAAAACAATAAAAATCTTTGGTCCTCCTGGTACAGGTAAAACACATACTCTAATAGAGAGAGTGTTAAAAGGTCATTTAAATAAAGGCATCAATCCTATAGACATTGCTTTTATTTCTTTTACCAACAAAGCTGTTGATACAGCAAGAGAACGTGCTATTGAAGCATTTCCTAAATATAATGATGATGACTTTCAAAGATTTAAAACACTTCATAAGTATTGTAGAAGATACTTTGAGGAAGAGGTATTTGATCCTAAAGCTTGTATGTTAGATTATGCTTTACAAGCAAAGATATTAAAAAATAGTGATTCACGTCTTGCTGATGATAACTTCACATATAAAGATTGGTCACTTGGTATTTATGACAAAGCTAGAAATATGCTTGAAGATCCTGTGTTGATTTACAAAAAAGAGACTTATAAAAAAGATAGCTTAGATGTTTTTTTAAGAAAGATAGATACTTATGAACATTACAAGAAAGATAGTTTTATTGATTTTACAGATATGATTGAGAGAACAATAAATGAAGTAAACTTTCCTGAATTAGAAGTATTAATTTTAGATGAGGCGCAAGACTTTACACCATTACAATGGAGTGTAATTTATAAAATGTCTATGAATGTAAAAAGAATATATTTAGCTGGCGATGATGATCAAGGTATTTACAAATGGAATGGAGCTGATCCAGCATATTTTACTAAATACTTTCCCGGAAGAACAGTAATATTAAGAAAGACTAGAAGGTTTGGTGAGGCTATACATCATTTTAGTCAGATTATAAGAAGAGGCATATTAGATAGTGTAGAAAAAGAATATAAAGCTTTAGATAAAAAAGGTGTTGTTAAAAGATATCTTAGTTTTAGAGAAGTCCCTGTGGGTGATTTACCAGGAACGTGGTACATATTAGGCAGAGTAAATAATACTGTTAATGAGTTACGTATTGCTGCAAAAGATGCTGGCTTGTACTACGGAGATAATAGAGGTAATAAATCTTTTGATCAAAAACAATGGCAGGCAATCAAGAGCTGGACAAAGATATCAAAGGGTAAAAGAATATCTAAAAAAGAAGCTGAGAATATGTTTAAATATATAAGAGAACTAAAAGATTTATCTTACAGAAGAGATAAATTTTGGTTAAGTCTACCAGACTATCAAGAGTATAACTTTCAAGAATTAAAACAATGGTGTGGCTTAGATTTAGAAGATGATCAACACAATCAACCTTGGTGGGAAATACTACAAAGAAATTTCAAGCCAGAACAAGTTACATATTTTATTAGATTATTGAAACGATATGGACAAAAACAATTAAATACTGACCCACAAATTGTTATTGATACCATACATAGTGTTAAAGGTGGTGAAGCTGATAATGTACTAATATATAGTAAAGGTAATTATCCTTCATCTTTTTCTAATAAAAATACAGAAGAGAAATCTGATGAAAAAAGAGTATATTATACTGGTGTAACAAGAGCCAAAAGTTCTTTGCATATTTTGTCTAGTGATTACAAGTATAATTATCCAATAGGAGAAGATTATTTTGTTTATTTACAGGAGAAAAAATGACTTATAAAATTAATTTAACAATGGAATTTAAAACAAGACCAACAAAGGCAGATGTAGAACACAAATTATTTGATTTACTTAGAGATGGTTTTGTATTAAAAACAAAGGAGGAACATGAAAAAGAAAAACAACTTGTGGGAAAAGGGCAGCAAGCATTACCAAACGCTTGACATACAGCCGTCACAATTTATTAATAAAAACAAATTATTGTTTGCAGAAGGTAACGTAATAAAGTATATATGTCGTCATAAGGCAAAAGGAAAAGCAGAAGATATAAAAAAAGCTATACACTATTGTGAAATGATATTAGAACGTGATTATGAGTAAAAAACAAGGTAGAATCATAAGCAAGACTTCTTTACAGGCACTCAGCGGCCATTTAAAACGATTTTTATCTCAAACTCAAGCTGACAGGGGGTTTTATGCCTAGTATGCAGTTGAATTTTAGTTTTAAGAAGCATATTTGGTCAACACCGAATGAATATAAAGATTTAAGTGATGCTAAAGAAATAGCTATAGACCTGGAAACAAAAGATGATGGTATTAACAAGGGTCTTGGTGCTGGATGGGCTACAGGACAAGGTAAAATAATAGGTTTTGCTGTAGCTACTGAAGGTTGGGAAGGATATTACCCAATGGAACATTTTGGTGGTGGTAATTTAATTAAAGAACAAGTCTTAAAATATATGCAAGATGTTTGTGCATTACCTTGTAGAAAAATATTTCACAATGCACAATACGATGTAGGTTGGCTGAGAGCATATGGTATTGAAATTAAAGGTGAAATAGTTGATACGATGATTGCAGGGGCATTGATTGACGAAAACAGATATTCTTACAAATTAAACTCTTTAGCAAAAGATTATGTTGGTGAATTAAAAGCAGAGACAGATTTAGTTGAAGCTGCGAAAGCGCACGGCGTTGACCCAAAAGCTGAGATGTGGATGTTGCCAGCTGAACATGTAGGATATTACGCTGAACAAGATGCACGGCTCACGTACCTTTTGTGGCAAAGATTTAAACACGAAATTTATAAACAAAATTTAGATACAGTTTGGGAACTAGAAAAAAAACTTTTACCTATTTTAATAAAGATGAGAGAACGTGGTATTAGAGTAAACAAAGAAAAAGCAGAACTACTGAAAGTAGATTTTGTAAATAAAGAAAAAAAATTATTACATAATATTAAAAAGTTAGTAGGAAAAGATATTGATATATGGGCTGCAAGACAAATAGGTTACGCATTTGATAAATTAAATATTGAATATCCAAAAACACAAAAAAGTGGCGAGCCTTCGTTTACACAAAATTGGTTACTTAACTCTAATCACGAAATATCAAAACTCATAGTACAAGCTAGAGAAATTAACAAATTCCACAACACTTTCTTAAATTCTATTATGAAGTACGAACACGCTGGTAGAATTCATGCTGAGATACAACAGTTAAGAAGTGACACAGGTGGTACAGTTTCTGGTAGGTTGTCGATGTCAAACCCTAACCTACAGCAACTTCCTGCCAGAAACAAAGATTATGGTCCTTTGATAAGAGGTTTGTTTTTACCCGAGGAAGGATGTCAATGGGGAAGTTTTGATTATAGTCAACAAGAACCTAGACTGGTAGTACATTATGCTGCAAGTATTGGAGAGGGATATGAAGGTTCTCGTGAATTAGTAGACGCTTACACAAATGCAAGTGCTGATTTTCATCAGACTGTAGCTGACTTAGTTGGTATAGATAGAAAGCAGGCAAAGACTATTGGTTTGGGTTTGATGTATGGTATGGGTAAACATAAATTGTCAAATATGCTCGGTGTATCTTATGATGAAGCTCAAAATTTGATAAGTAAATATAATACAAAAGCTCCGTTTGTAAAATTATTGTCAGATCGTTGTATGGCAAAAGCAAATAATGAAGGTATCATTAGAACAAAGCTAGGTCGTAAATGTCGTTTTGATATGTGGGAACCTAGAGATTTTGGAGTACATACTCCTGAGAGGTTTGAAAACGCTAGTGCTAAATATGGACAAGCTAATATCAAACGTGCTTTCACATACAAAGCATTAAACAGACTAATTCAAGGATCTGCTGCGGATCAAACTAAGCAAGCTATTGTGAGTTGTTATGAAGCTGGCTATCTACCCTTACTACAAATACACGATGAATTATGTTTTAATATCCAAGATAAAAATGATGTGGCTAAAATAAAGAGAGAGATGGAGTCTTGCGTGGAACTGAAGGTTCCAAGTGTGGTAGATGTAGCTCTCGGAAAAGACTTCGGAGAAGCTACTTAATATTTTTTTTTGCTCTTCTGATATCTTCTATAATAATAAGTTGTCTTACTTTGCTTATCTCTTTATCTATAGCTATCATATCAGTAGAATATACACCTTTTTCTGCGTATGTATCAGTCCATTTCTTTTCAAGAGCAGTTTTTTTATCAAGTAAATCTTGCATATAAACTCCTTATTATATTCATATAAAATTATATATGTTTTGTCAATAACCCTTGACTTTAATACATTTTTATACATAATATTACATAAATGGAAAGGATAGAATGATGAAAGAACCAAAAGAAAATATAATATATACTTGTGAAAAACATGGTGAAGAGTTGTATTTTAAAATTAAGGAACACGAAAAGTATGATAAGAATCATGTGTATTGTTATTTTATTGAAGAAAAAAGTAAAAATAAAATAGCTAAAGAAAAGATGTGGGTAAAGATACTTCAGGGAGATCAGAAAAAAGGTATGGGTGTATTAGTCAACGAACCTGTGCTGGTCAATAATTACAAACGTAGTGACATAGTGTATTATGAAACTAACGAAAAAAATTTAACGACAGCGCAAGGAGCAAAGTATGCAATATAAATTTAGAAGTAAAAGTAAACACTTTCATAATATAGTAAAACGAATAGATGATATTTTACACGAAACACATCACTATGACTATGGTGGTCAACCAACAAGTGACCTGGACCTGGAAGAAAAAATGGATGAGTTAAAAAAGATAGAACTTGTTGATCCTTCAAATGGTTTAATAAATCCTCTGTTTGGTATGAATACAGCAAGAGCTTTAGTATTTCAAGAGATAGATGCAAAGATGGAGGTCACAGATGACGAAGGACATATTTAAATTAGAAACACCAGGAGTGATTAACTTTTCTGGAGGGAGAACATCTGGTTATATGTTACGTAAGATATTAGATGCTTATGATAATAAATTGCCAGATGATCTACCTGTAGTGTTTGCGAACACAGGAAAAGAAATGCCTCAGACTTTAGATTTTGTTGAGGAGTGTAGCCAGCAATGGTCAGTACCAATCGTGTGGATTGAATATGATAAAGATGCTGAACATAAAATACATGTTGTAAACCATAACAGCGCATCACGGAACGGGGAACCTTACGAAAAACTTATTAATGAAAAAAGATTTCTACCCAATCCTGTAACACGATACTGCACTTCGTACTTAAAAATAAAAGCAATGCGTGGTTATTGTATGGGCTACAAAGGTTTTGAACATTGGAACAGTTATGTCGGTTTACGTTACGATGAGTCACACCGAGTAGCTAGAATTCATAATAGAAATAAAAAAGAAAGATGGGATACGAAAGCACCATTGTATGAAGCAAAAAAAAGTGTAAGAGATGTTTTTAAGTATTGGACAAACAATAATTTTGATTTACGATTACCAAACATCGGTGGTAAAACACCTCAAGGTAATTGTGACTTATGTTTTTTGAAGGGTAAAAATACGTTACTTAATATTATAAAATCAGATCCTAAATTGGCAGATTGGTGGATAAATATGGAAAGTAAAAAACTTGGTACAGGAAATGATAGAGCTGCATACTTTAGAAAAGATAGACCAAGTTATGAAATTTTGCGTGAAATAACACAACGACAAATGGATTTGTTTGAATATGATCAAGCTGATGATGCTTGTTTTTGTCACGATTAAAGGAGGGTAATATGTGTAGTTTAATGGATGTACGACTTGTAAGTTGTGAAAAAGAACTCAAAAGATGGTATGGAAAACTATCTGATGCAGAGTGGGAGGGTAATGTTGATGACATTATGCCTATTTTAAAACAAATTAAACATTATGAGGATTTAATAAAGAAAGGAGAAATGTATGAGCCAACTTTCTAGCAAAAAAAATATAGCTGTCAACGAAGAAACGCATCAACTGTTGAAAGCTTTATGTACGCAGAATTTTAGAAAACCAGGAGCTTTTGTTGAAAAATTAATAATGGATCATATGAAATTTAGAGCAGAAAAAGAAAATGTGTCATTTGAAAAATATAAAAATAATTTATTGAAAGGAATATCGTGAAAAAATATATTGTGTGTGAAGTATGTAAAGGGAATGGGTATGTTGTAATAGCTCGTAAAATTATTCAATGTTGCGAGTGTAATTCGTCAGGTCATATTGGAGAAACGAACGTTGGGAAAAGCGTGGAACAAAGGGATGAAAATGTCTCTGGCTACCAAGATCCGTATGCGAAAGATACACAATCGAAAGGTTTTTGTATCTAACTCATCGCACCCTAGACATAGAGTCAAAGAACGTATACTTATGGAAGGGTTGCTCCCTTACGTGTGTGCTGTGTGTGGGTTAAAACCATCTTGGCAAAGTAAATCCTTGACTTTAGTACTTGATCATATTAATGGTGTAAATAACGATAATAGATTACAGAATTTACGATTCTTATGTCCGAACTGTAATTCACAAACAAAAACTTTTAG